TAAAGACCCCCCATAAGCAACCTCGATTGTAGGCAAAGCCCCTGCTTGGCGCATACGTGCCTCAAAGTCGCTTTGAGACGTAGGTTGATTTTTACGGCTAGCAGAAAAAGGATTAGACTTTGATGAAGCTCCGTAGAAGTCCGCCATAGCTTTATCTGATGCTTCTTGTTGCTGTCTGATCGTGCTTCCACTGTACCCTGAACTAGTTGTTCCTCTAGTTGAATTACCATCGTCCCTAACATTATTTGCTGGAGTAGACGGTTTTGGAGTGTTAGCTTTATATTTTTTTAAATCTTCTAAAGAGGATATACCTAAAGAACTTCTATCTAATATCTTTCCTACTGTGTCTGAAGAAAATTGATTTGATGAGTCGTATTTTGCTCCCATACTTCGAATACTTTTAGCGTACGCATCTAACTGCCCCTGAAACGATGTACGCATCATATCATCTACTCTTCGCGTACCCAACATACTACTTGCTCCAGATGTAAGGCTATCTCTAAAGTTTTTAAGACCTAACTCTTCAAGTCTTTTAGCTGCTGCACCGCCAAGTGAGGCACTTTGTAATCGTCTGCCTGTAGCATCTACAAAAACTCCATTTGCTTTCATATACACTGTTGTTTTACCCGAACCACTTATAACTCTAGGATCAACAATATCAATCGCTAGTACATCTCCAGTAAGACCCGCGCCAGCCTGTTTTCTATCTTCTTTATCAGCTCTGTACTGTCCAGCACTGTAGGCTATTCCGACACCTTCACCTATATCTGTTCTTTTTTGAGCTGCTACAATACCATCTAATTGTCCTGCACTAAGTCCTCCGTGGTTTCCTGTGTAAGTACGCATACCTTTAAAACCAAACGTATTATCATTCCACGTAACAATGTTTCCGTTAACTTTTATGTACTCTCCGGTAGCAGCAATGTTATTAGCGTGTACTCGCATAGATAAATCCCAAGCAGAACCTAGTATTCCATCAGGACGATACGAATTAAGACCTTTAATGCCTAATACGTCATTTTGCATTTTTCCCGTAAGCGTTTTTGCTAGAGCTGGCGCACCAAAAGAAAGAATAGGATCTATTGTTCCTGTTAATAACCCTTGAGCAGCAATACTACCCCCTGTCAAGTTTTTTTGAGTTATATATGAGGGAACTCGATCTTTCTTTAATGTTTTTATACCTTCTTCTGCACTAAAATCCTCAACAGTAAAAAATTCAACATCTCCAGTAAAATCAGATAAATCATCTCTGTCTTCTGTAACTTTGTCCTCAAATATAGGAACAGGCTGTGGGGCAGCATCTATGGTTTCTTTTTCTTCTTTTTTAGGTTCGTCTGCTATGTACCCCATCATTGTATCAAAGTTTACATAGTAGGCAGAATCGTAATTATCACTAGTTATAGGTACGAGTTTAGCCATTATTTTTTACCACCGCTTCATAATTATTCTTCAACTTGAGAAGTGTTTCCAGTAAACCCAGCTTCCCCTGCGCCCGGAGCAACTCCGACTCCGATTGTGCCGTTACCACGGCCTGAATCGTCAGTTCCCTGAGATCCGTTAGGTACTCCTCCAGACTGTTCCATTCCGGGTTGTTGATTAGGGGAGCTAGCATCCGCGCTTGCTTGTTGTTGAGCATCTTGCATTAATCCTTGTAACATTTTTGCGTAAACTTGTGCTTCGTTTACATCGTTTACTAAACTATCGGGATCGATATCTTGAGATATTGCTAACTCTCTCATCAGATTTGGTAACTTAATAAACGGAGCAAGCATAGGATTAGCAACTGTTTGTAAGAGAGAAGTAAGACGTTGAGTACGTACTTCTTTTTGCATAACTGCTGCTACACCACGAGGTTTTATTTCTAAATCCCCTTCGACATCTTCTACGTTCTTGTTAAACTGCATATTCCATTGGAAGTAGGCTTCTCCAAGAGGTTTTAACAGGTGATCATCAATGTTCTTTATTATTGTTTTCATCGACAATCCAGCCGAACCCATCAACATTGACAGTCCTGCAGCCGTACGTCCTGTTCCTGTAACCCCTGTTTGTCCGTGCATAATTGAAGGAATGCCTGTCTCTTCGTCAGCCAACTGTCTAGATATTTGATACATCTGTATATTTTCCGGTGCGGTGTTGGGAAACTTTAGTCCGTTGATAGCTGTGCCAGTGACACCTGACTGTCTACGAAATATTTTACCCGGAAAGATATCCATGTTTTGACCCGGAACAAGACTAGCTTCGTCCACGTCGAATACTAAGTTACCTGCAAGAGCTAGGTTATCAATAGCCATTCGCATGTGACCATTCATAAGCATTTGAGCATCTTCCATATTTTCTGCTACGCCAACACCCCAAAGTTGATAGGGGTTTATTTCAAAAGGAAAAGCTTGATAGGGAATACGAGCAGGAGTAAACGGATTAAGAACACATCGAAGAACAAACGTACCGCATACCCACGCGTTTATCTGTACTTGATCAAACTCCGACATGCTGTCAGGAATGTCCATGCCCACTTCACGAGCAAACTTTGCATCAAGAACACCCCAATACTCTAAAACTTCAAACCTAGTATCTTGATAGTATGCTTCTGTTTCATCTTCGCGTATTGTATCTTCGTAATACTTATCTTCGTAATTTGGGCCATTTGAGATAGCTTCTTCAATAGCAAACGAATCAAAGTGAGGACGTTTTATTAAAGAACGTAATTGTTGCCTGTTCATTCTATGACGTTCTATTACGTACTCTGCATCTTCAACACTTGTCGCGGAAGGATCAGGGTGAAAATCCCAAACAGAAACGGGTTCTATACGAGGCACTATTTTTTCGTACGGTTCGTAGTTTCGTATTCCTGACTCATCTTTCTTCCAGTTGTGTACCCGTTTATAAAAGTTAAACGGGCCTTTAATTACCCCTGTTCCAAGTAATGCAGACTCGAATATAGCTTTACGAAAGACGTTTACAGCATTTGTATCAAGCAGTTGATCGTGTATGCACTTTTCCATACGACGAGCTTGTTCTTTTGCAGGTTCAAACTGTGGTTCTCCTGCTTTAGCCTTTCCTGCTGCAATTGTATCTCCAAACATTTCTCCGTAAACTCCCAAGTTCTCTGCTTGGGTAGCTCCCGGATTTAGTTTTCTTCCATCCCCCGGAAATCCATACGGATCTTGTATGTCATCTAAAGGTGTTTTCATATGAGCAAATTCCACAATACCTTCCGGCATTGGAGTAGACTCTACAACCAATGGAAACTTCTTGTTTGCAAATAAAATGTCTACTATCTGACCATATGCAGCCAAAACTTTTGTTTTAGTAATCTTTAAAAATACTTTAGATTTTTCTGAATCACGAAACTGTGTAGTAGAATCGTACACCCCACGAAAGTTTTTGTACGCTTTTAACCAGCGTTGTTCGTAGGAGTATCTCCCGTTTTCTGCATCTTGAAAACGTGCTTTAATATACCCTGCAAGTCCGGGCATAGTTTCGCTAGGAGATACTACGTCTACAGCTTCATCCTCATCTGGCTGCAAAAAGTTATCAGACATTTTTAGTAATCGCGCTCTTCTGCCATGTTCATTACAGATGCGTCAACTGTTGTTTTAGTTTGCTTTTTAGGCATATCTTCAGTTAACGTACCTTGTTCTGTTTTAGTATCAAACTCTAAATTCTCACGAGTTAGTTGAGCTTCGCCCATGTTAGCATCTACTGAAGTTTTATCAGACCCCAATATATAGGATGCACCATAGTTATAGTTATTGCCCGGCATTTTTTTCTCCTTCTAATTGATTTTTTTGCCTAGTCATAAACCCAGCAGAAAGTAAATTGTCTCTTCCTAGCTGGTCTCTTTTTTCTTTCATCGATGGAATTTCTTCCTGAAGTGTGTACGTTTGTGTCATTAGTTGTTGTTGCGTTGCAGGAGCATCGGGTTGATCAGATCCAGCCCCTGCTTGTTTAGAACCTAACAGTATTCCGGGAACAGCCGCAGCAGGGCCAGCTCCAAGACCAATACCTCTAGCTCCTATCTCTAGCCCAGTTTCAAGCGCGGCTTGAGCTGGATCAGATACTATAGAGCCAACTGCAATTCCCCCTACTCCTAATTTAAAGAAATCAGCTAACCCAAGTTTACGTAGCTTATCTTTTAAACTATCGCCAAACTCTTCGTCAGGCGGATTTATTTTATCAGGTTCTTGTGCTTCTAGATCTGTCAATGGTGTTACTGTATCGTTTTGTGCTTTTCGTTCTGCTCTTTTTCGTGCAGCCTCAGTTCGTAGTTCACTAACCTCTTGTTCTTTTTTTATGTTAGCTATCTGCGCGTCAAGCCCTTTTCCCTTTGCTACTTCATTTATTTCAAGTAACTCTCCTTCAGTAAGAGTTCTTCCTTGATTTGATGGAGCAGATAAATTACCAGCCGTTTCAAACGTAATCATTTGTTCTGGTGTAGGATAATTTAAGGTATTTGCAAAACCCGTGTTTCTATTTACAAACAAAGTGTTTACACTTGCTGCTCCTACGTTCCGTGCGTCGTTTCGTATAAGAACATTTGTCATTTCTCCTACACGCTTATCGGGAACTTGACCTGTATAACTGTCTTCTGTTATGTCTCCTGCTGCGTTTACTCCCGCCCCAGCGTGACCCATCCAAGCTTTAAGCGCATCTGAGGGAAACTCAAACTCTTGTTTTAGCTGTCTAGCTAATATTTTACGTATTGTAGAGTGACTTCCCTGCTTACTTTTAGGAAGCTGTTCTGAAAATCTCTCTTCTAAAGTAGGACGTATAGTAGCATCCCACAAAGATGTAACTGCTTTATCACTTGTTTGAAAAAGATTAACTTTGTTTAAGTCTGCATCTGGAGATAAATTTGCTTTTGCTCTGTCTACTTTATCTTTTAAAAACTCCGCAAATTCACCACTATAAACGACCTCTGGTCGTGTTTTTTGTCCAGACGTTTTACCGCGTACTTCCACCATTTGCTGACCGTTTTTACCCTCGTAAAAATTGAAATCAGCTATCTTTAAACCGTCAGGGCCAATATTAGATTTTGCTCTTTGTCCTGTATACTTTTCATATATAAGATAGTCCCTAGCCTCAGGGTCAATAATTACAATCTTATCTTTACCCGTTTTTGTATCAGAAACAACATAAGACGGATTAGCAAGTGCCTCTTGATATATCTGATCCATTTGAGCAGAAGGAACAAGACCTCTCATAGGATCTTTAGCTCTTGCCTGTACCCCAGCTAATCCAAAAGTAGCTTGTGCAACTCCACCTTTTCCAGTTAGCTTTTCGTACGGTTCATTTCTCTTTGATCCTGATACTAGACCACTAAACTGAGTTTCAAAAGCTTGATAGGATTGCCATCTTCGAGTGCCTGTCTTGTTAGTTGTTTCATCTAACGCTTCGTTGTACTCTTTAGTTTTATACGTATCAAAATAATTACTATTTAGGTCAATGCCTTCTTCAACAATCGCATTTTTTAATGCAGTTATGTTTGTTCTATTACTGTCTGTAAGTTTTTTAGCTAAAACAGCATCAAACGCTTCACCGACAGTTATTGAGCCATCGCGTATCTTAACATTATAATCTATTGTGGGAGTTTCTTCTGCCATCTAGTATCCGAATACTTCATCTTGTACCATGTGTACGTGACTTTTAATGCTGTTAAGCTGTTGGTTTACAGAAACGTACCCGCTTGTACGCGTCATAACCATGTATCGTAGTGCGTCGTACGCGTGATCTTCAGCTTTTGTATCTACGTCTTCGCTGTTTGTTTTAGAAAGAGGAATACCTGTCAGTTGTTTAATTATATTCTGACAGGTTGAAAATATGCGTAGTCTAGGTTCATTTGAGTAAGGGTCTACTGCTAACCGTCTGTGTACTTCCATTTTTCCTTGAAGACGGTTGCGATCTGATGGTGTCCATCGTACACCCCCACGCATCATTGTTTCTGCTATGGATGGCCCAAACCCTGTTTTGTTCCAACACGACGAGTCTAACACTGTATAGTAAGGAGTTGGGTCAAGTTGTTCTACTTCTAGTATTTTATCGGCAAGCTCTTCGGCTGTCAAGTGTTTTACGTACAGTTCACGATAAACCCAGATATTACCGTCCCAATCAATAGCACCCCAAAGAACACAAGAAGGGGACGCATAACCGTAATCTGCTGCTCGTATGCGAGGCCAGTTAGTGGGTAGATCATAGGGTTCGACAACATGCTTCCCTCTTGCAAACTCTGGAAACGCAGCACCCTCTGCAACATCCCAATCTCCCTCTAATAATCTCTTTCTTTCGACCTCTGGTAACGAAAGCAACATAGCCTCGTACTGACCGTCTGCCATCAGAAACGGATTGTCTGTCAGTCTTGCAGGTACAAATCTTCTGTAAAATAGTGGCTCTCCTGATTTTTCATGGTTAGTTGGGTAGGTAAAAGGTTTTTGCGTTTCTAAATCAAACGCTGCAAAAGGTTTATTTGGCTCGACTCCGTCTATGTACATTTTCTTGACCCACCAACCTCCTACACCGCCCGGATTGGCTGTGCAGCGCATATACAGGTGCTGCTGCAACTCTGGATCTGTACTACGGAGTCGAGAACGCAAATAGTCCCAAACGTACGGAGTGGGATACTGCGTTATCTCGTCTATGCCTATCCAGTTAAACGCTTGACCTTGAAAACGTGTTACGTCTTTGTCTTTGTCTAGGTACGTGAACCAGATAGTAGCCCCGGATGGAAAGTGCCAAGTTGATTTAGACTCACGAAACTTTGCACCGGGAAAAGCTTTTGTATAAAGTTGTCTGGACTTGTCTATAAGTTCGGTTAGTTCGTCTAATGTGCGACGAAGGAGAAGCCCACGATGATTAGGATTGTGGCAATACCTAAGAGGATCAGCCAGTAGCGCGAAGCTTTTGCCACCACCTGCTGCCCCACCGTAAAGAACATCTCTTTCAGAAGAAGATAAAAATTCTTCTTGTGGGCCTTCGTTTGGCTTAAATACGACTTCGTACTCGTCCACCAAATCTTGTACCCCAGAGCGTAATCCAGCCAAATCTCCTTGATCGATGACGCGACTTGACGTACCTTGAAGTCCGGTTTCAACTTTTCCAATCTTTTCTTCAAGCTTTCTAGCATATCTTCGTTTGTCTTCTGCAGCTTTGGTTGTTTTGGCTGCTCGTTTCTTTGCAGCGTTCAGTTGTTTTTGAGCTGCACGTCTAGCTCTTTCTTTTCGAGATAGATTGTACACAGCTTTCGGAGCGTTGGGGTCTTTTTTGGGTCTGCCCCGTGGTTTCTTTTCTTCTGGCATCTCTTTAGGCCATTCAGCCATTCTTTTCCGACGAACGTGATGCGGGTCTGCCTCTATGACTTACTAAACCACCTTTTCTAAAACCTTGCGGGTTTTTTCGTCTTTGTTCCATGACAGATGTTGCGCGACCAGCACTATCTTTTTTCACAGTATTTACATCGTCACTTTTCTTTGTTGCTACTCCTAGTAAAGAAAGTATTTCTTTTTTTATGGTTTTATCAGAATAGTCTTTTTCTTTGTAAAGTCTGTCCTTTGTCGGGTCTTGTTTTTCTAAATCTCTATATAATTCTTGCAAAGATTTCATCACTGCAATATCTAATTGGTCTTTTTTGTTTAGTCTATCAAACAAAGGAGTTATTTCTCTTACGGCAGGGCCATATTTTCTAATAATCCCTGTTCTAGATTTTAATTGTTTTACTTTACTTGTGCTAGGTGCTTTTCTATCCATACTAACCATCTATTACCACTTCTTTCTTTGGTGGTAGCAGGACTACCCCGTGTATTGCTTGGACGTTGTGGTTAATTTGCTCTTGTTTTGCTACGCCAACCCTGTTTAACAGCGATTCTGCGGCTCGTAGACGCAAATCATCCCCTCTTTCGGGGGTAAGGTTATCAATCGTACTAACTAGCCTGTTAGCGGCTCTAAACGCGTTTAAAGATAGTACGTCTTTTGTACGTTCGATAATTTCATCTGCCAACGTACGCTTCAACCAAGCTACACTTCCCTGCGAGTACCCGGCATCTAGGGCTGCTTGGGTGGGGTTTCCACCGTTTTCAAACAGATTTGTAAGAAATAGCTGCTGTTGTTCAGTCAACTCGCGTTCTTTTCGCTGTTGAGGAAGTAAATTCATCGTACTTTTCTTTGTTTTTAGAGAATTTGGTGAAAATTTAGCCGCGTACTTAGCGTTTCGTACAAAAAATGTTAAATGTAAGTGACTAAATGTGCAAATTTTCGTACCAATACCTATATAATATAGGCAAAACTCCTAGATGTCAAGAAAAAAGGCTTGACACAATACAAATGTACCGGTATACTAACGGTATACCCGTTGGGATATATAATAATATCACCCCGTCACCCCGTCTACCTAACAAGTACGCGGGGTTTTTCTTTGGGACAACCCTACAAGTACGCGGGAAATCCCCTTTTTCATACAAAAAATAAAAATTACACTAAAATATGGCGAGATTGCTAGACAATGTACCCGTACCCCCCAGTGGCCCATGCGTACGCCCGACGTAAAACATAAATAAATATCATTGATATTTACCAAGGCTGTGATATCGCGGAAATAACCGTTGATTAAACCCACACTTTAAACCCCTGAAGCATTCGCGCCCGTGCGCTCGCGTGTTTCGCATTTTGTCATTTGTCATTATCCCCACTGGTTACTTATACCATAAACCCCGAAAGGGATTGACACGGCCTTAAAAATGCGAGCATCACCCGAACAACGCACCACCGGATAAACCCAACAATTACAAACTGCTGACTATTATTCTAGTTCGAATACAAAAAAACCCCCGAACGACTAGCGAACGGGGGCAAGTTTGGGAGGAAATATATTTTTGTTTTACATATCGTTGCGGATATCTACTTCAAAGTCTGCTACGGTGTACGCGTCCTTATTATCGGTATAAGAATAAGGATCAAGGCCGGCATTCTTACAAATGTCTTTTAAATTTTGTGACATTGAAGCAATCTGACCAACCATAAAAAGGATTTGTATCTGCTCTTCTTTCGTAAGAATGATATTCTTTTTGTTGGCGAGATCTTTTATAGTTTGCTGTTTTAACATAGTAGTATACTCCTATTCTATTGTTGTTGAAAATGTGACATCGCTTATTTTTTCCTCGAACAAGCTGTCGAATTCACTTTCGACTATATGTTTAACATCGTCTTCTGTCAACACATGTTGCATATTGAGGTCGATATATTCTTTTATAACGTCTTCAATCATTTGGGATAAAGTCTTTTCCATCTTGTAAGCTCCTACGCTGTTAGTTGAAATTTAACGTTACCGCCTCCAGTAACCTTATTAATTTTATATCCTGCTTTTCTTAATTTGTAAATACAGGTATAAATGCTATTTCTTTTGAGGCCAGTTCGCCTCTCGATTGTTTTAAGTGTTATTGGGTATTTTCTCGCCTTTAATTCTGCGAGAATGTTAGCGTGTGAACGACTCATCCCTTGAACATTTTTATCAGTCCGGAACACTGTTTTAAGGAATTTTCTTGTTGCCTCCTCTTGTTTTCTTTCGTGTTCGGAACACGCATTCATGGCCTGTAATAGATGCCTATTTGCTTTAACCAAGTTTTTATTCGCCTCGACTACATTTACCTGAATATCTTTAAATGTTAGTAATTTTTTCATGGTATTTCCTTTATATAAAAACAAAATATAAAATTGATAATATGATTATTGCAATTGCTAGTCTATAAATTGCAAGTATTATCTCTAAGAAGTTGACCATCACGCAACCAACATATCGCGCCAATTGTCACTCTCGACCAACTCGCGGACAACGTCCTGTCGTTGTCTCTGGACATCATGGACGCGATGACCTTTTCGTGAACGTGGGCTGTCGAGTGTGTGGGTTGACCAGTGGGTAAGAACGTTAAACGCATTCCAACCCGTACGCCCACAATCGACAATTTGCTCTTCCCACAATTTCATTAAGTAGTCGTGAAGCCCGTTATTTATCCGGTTTGGGTGTTTATCGTCGGAAGTATCACACAAAGTAAACTGCAAAAACTTTCCAAAATCACCCTCTGAAACATGGCTATTTTTTAAATGTCGCATGTATTCGCGTTGATTCAAAAATGTATCCAGTGACACGTTAGCTTTGTTAAGGATAGCTGTTGGCTCTAGATTCCGAGTGTGTTTTCTTTTTTGATGAAATGCCTTTTCTCCACCAAACACGAGCGTATTTTGACACAAAGAACGGTACGCACCGGAAAACACCTGAAAAGCCCAAGACATATCAATACTATTATAAATGTCTATTCTTGGTGTTACTGGATCATTTGCTCCAACGTCTACTTTTAAGCCGTCAAAATAAATAGTACGATGGGCCTTTTTACCATTCTCGAAGATGCGATCAACAATAGACAAGTCTGTCCGGTGTTCTGGGAATTGCTCTATAAATTGTAGCGCATGTTCTAACAGCATTTTTTCATGTGGAATAAGATTGTAGCTTTTCGGAACTGGTCGCATATCAACTATTTTCCGGGTCGCTGTATTGTACACCGCCTGATAGTCGGTAAGCTCGTTAATCATCCCGTCAATTTCAACTAGCGACGGTACGCGCTCGAACTTGGCCTCGCTATGGTACAAGTCCAAATCAGTAATAGTACTATGTCTATATTCAACTTTATTAGCTGAACGATTTATTTTATTATTTGTTGTTACAATGTCTAACATGTTTTAACCTCCTACAGTTTTTATTGCTAGATAAAATAATCCTTACTTTAAGCTGCCTAATGTGTCAAGAAAATAATTGGCTCAGAAGACTGCCAACACAAACAACAAGACGCACAATTAGCAACACGTCCTGTCTGTTCTGGGCATACAGTGGCGCGTTTTTCATAGTCTTTTATTGTGATAGTGTCGCGCTGTTTGTCACTTGACAACGCAGAGAAGCTTGTATCTCCGGCATCAGAAAAACGGACGTTAAATCGTGGGCTATCTACTACTTCATAGACTGAATAAAGCTTGCGTAAATTAGCTATTTCTTTTCCGATTGCGCTAGTTGGCTTGTGGGCCGTATAACCCCAAACAGCTAGATTATCATAAGTCATTAGCAACTCATCCCACAACTTCACATAGTCAACAGAATAAAAGTCACCTAACACATGCAAGCGTACTATCACGCCTTTGTAAGTGTCGCAAAGTTTGTCTATTTCTACTCTTAGTTTGTTTTCTAGTTCTGGGCCGTGCTGTATCCGGTGAGCAAATGCCATGTTATTTCCATAACAGTCATCCCAGTGGAAGCACTCACGCGGACACGTTGCCCGTTCTTCTAAAGTTAAAGTGTAGATTACATAACCTTTAAACCTACCCTTTTTTACTTGTGGCAATCGTTCATCAGATATCTTTTTATTTTTAGATAACTTTAAAACATTTTTAGCTTGCTCTACAGTACGCCTTGAGTTTACGTACATAGTAGAATTAGGTTTGTTTATGTCTGCTTTTCTCATGTTCTGATACTCCTACATTACTATGTAGTTTCTCATACAGTAAACTGCGGGTATTGTCAAGTTTTATTCTACTTTGACTAGCATATCGATCCAACCAACATCGAGCGCAAAGAAGCTCTCCTCGATCTCCTATTGCGTCCGACGGTCTACCACAACCACATTCTGGTCTAGTAGTGTCAACGTATTTGTCTTGTCTAGAATCTAACATAATGTGTCTCGCCTTTGTCACGTAAAGATTTTATTTCGTTGTACTCTTTCCACAAGTGGTCAGCGTTTTTGCCTTCCCACTCTAAGTCAGTGATTTTGTCAAGTAAGCGTTTCAGCTCTTTGTTTATGTCGACGATTGCCTCTAATTCTGTTTGTTCGTCATCAGTTGTAAAGTCTATCATTTGTCTTCTCCTAGATAACTCAATACGCTTACTTAGTTTCATCCGTTTGTCAGTCTCGATCAGCTATATGAGTATACAGCTTGCCATCTCCCATCATTTCTGCGTACAGAAAATCGCACAACACTCTGCGTGGATCTACCCCATCCTCTAATATCTCTTCAATAACTCGTGTAAGAGTGCCGTAAGCCTCGTGTCTATCTACAACATCCAATATTGCTTGGACTGTTGCGTCCGGTAATCTGTCTTCTGCTAAAGTCATATCGCTACTTCCATTTCGTCTGTTAAGTACCATTGTTTGTTTGTGTTAGTTGTCCAGTTACCGTTAGGTTCTCCATCGTCCCCATCACACGGGTCACATTCATAAACAACACACAAAGGACGATTTGGTTTTGAATCAGACCAAAAGATACAAAGGTCAAACATGCGTTCATCAACTTGAACACCAATCCAAAAGTTTTCCTCAATAAGACTCCCGTCTTTATCAAAGGGGTCTGGGTGTTCTTTTCTAAATTCATCTAGTGCCTCTGTGTAGTAGAAGCTAAACAACATAGCTTTCTCGTGGTCACTGACTTGTAACTCAGTTGTCGTGTCATCCTTCTCAGAAGTTTTTGTTTCAGGATGTACGTCGATAGCACAATCTAAAACGTGGTCATCCCAATCGTAATCATCGGTAGCGTTACGTTTAGCAATCACTTCGTCATCTGCCTCAATGTCACGTATTAAATAATTTACTGTAATATATGCTTTGTACTTAGGCATCTTCGATAGTCTCCTACTCTCTAAGTTTTGACAAATAACTATCAACCTCGAACAGATCATTTAGTCCCTGTTCATGTATGAGGGTCACACGTTCAACTGTGTAGCAGTCATCACATAGAATAGCCTTTACGTCAGGGCAGTCGAAATCCTCTCCAAGAACCCCACAATTTTTACAGTTCATCATATCAGTCATCACCAATGCCTTCCTGTATTAAATCAATCATCTTTGACTGCAACTCTTCTGGTAACGAATCGATAAAGTCACCTACACTAAGTTCCATTATGTCCTCGAACTTGCGTTCTAAATATTCCTCGTGACCGTGGTGGCTCATGGTAATACTCTCCTATTTGTAAAGTCTGCTCCATCACCATACTCGTCAGGTATAACCTCACCTTTTACTCTGTCCCAACATTCCACCGTGTCACTGGTTTCTATCCAGACTTTAGCACCACAAGACAGTGGCTTATCCGGACTGTATACTACTTCAGCAAGACCATCTAACAAAACCCTATCACAATAGATGTTTTGTTTACCTGACTTTACTGTAATGACAGGCTCACGCGTATCTTTCTTGTTGTTCGAGCGAATGATGTGCTGATTGACGTGTATTCTTTTAATCATGTTGTTTCTCCTACGTTATGATTTTATCGTTTGACGTGATGAAAAAAGATTACATCCTCACCTAACGGAAGGGCATAATCCCAGTTCTGTACTTTTTGTTTTCCTACGTACTCCCAAGTGTAACCATCTTTATAGTTACGCTCCATAGCGTCCATAACTTTGAAGTTGTTATCGTCGTTGGCAAACAAAACAAATGTTATTATTCCAAATATTGTTAGCATTTTTACCTCACTACTGCGTTGATTTATTTGTCATACAGCAAACTAAATATTATGTCAAGAAAAAAAAAGAGGGCAACACTGATACAATGCTACCCTCTTTGTGACGTAGGAGATTACCATGTTTGTTTATCGACATGATTAGTCTATTAATACATCTCATATATTTACTATATTGTCAAGTGGTTTCTTCACTTTCTTCATAGGCATCTAGGTAAACCTCGATTGACTCTCTCATTAGATCCGCAACGGACACTTGTATACCGTGTATGTTACTTTCTTTGTGAGCTATGTAGGATAGTTTGTCATAGTGTTCTGTTTTTAGGTTAAGGTTGTATACTTTTGTTGGTTCTAGTATTTTATTTGGTCTTGGCATGTTTGTCTCCTCGTGGGTATTCCCAGCGGGTTAGTTCGTGGCTTGTATCACAGATTTAATTTTTCGTCAAGTGTTGACATAATATTTAGTTTGCTGTATGACAATACCACAACGTGACTAGGAGAGCAACGATGAAATCACCTAATTGGTTATCATCCCATGTGGAATCACTTGAGATTGCACCGTTTGGCAGATACAGAAGCGACTGCCCCGTGTGTAACAGAAGAAATACGTTCAGTGTAACAGACGATGGCGTACAACGTCTTTGGTTTTGTTTTCACGCTGACTGCAATGTAAGTGGACGTACTTCTGTAAAACTATCTCGTGAACACGCTCCGCAAGCTTTTAAGAAAAGAGTTAGTCCAAGTAACAATACAAGCACAGACTTCGAGATACCTGACACGTTTGTTAGTTTGTCTAGAAGTGTTGAGGCTATGCAATACACACGTAAGGTAAACTGCCACTACGCGTACTTGGCGGGCAAAGTTGATTTGCGTTACGATTTTAAAAAGGACAGAGTGGTCTTCCTTGTTAAGGATGGTTCTAAAGTAATAGATGCGGTTGGTCGTTCACTCACTGATCGCGCACCGAAGTGGTATAGATATGGAAGTAGCGGAAAGCCTTTTGTTTGTGGCGACGGTAGGATCGGATTTGTTGTTGAAGATTGTGCTAGTGCTTGTTGTGTTAGTAATCTGGTCAAAGGTGTAGCTTTGCTTGGTACAAATCTACTGGAAGGTCACATACAAGAGCTGACTAAATATGAGAAAGTGTTTGTCGCGTTGGATAAAGACGCAACAGACAAAGCAATACAAATGGTACGCGTACTAAGTGGGTACGTTCCTACTAGGTTAGCTATCCTAGCAACTGATTTAAAAAACCTTGAAAGGAAGACACGAGATGAGTTCATCACAAAATATATCACACGATAACCTCATACTTGGTTTTTGTCTTGATGTAGACTTTTTTGGTCGTGTTAAGAACATTCTAAATCGTGAAATGTTCACAAGAGAATCACGAGATATATTCGACACGATTGTATACAGTCACACCAAGTACGAACAAAGTTTGACTGTTTCAGAACTAGAAGCTTTGTTCAACGATAGAAATCCTGCCATGCCAGATAGCACACGACAAAAAGTTGTGGATGAAATCCGTAAGCTTGAGGCGGGTAATCCAGAAAATGTAGATTTACACATGGACATCATACATAACTTCTGGTTACGTGATAAAGCTAGGCAGATTGGAGAGAAAGCAATAGAGATATTCACAGGAGAAAGTGAAGAGTTTGGTGAGTTGCGTAGACTTATAGACAACGTAGAGGACGGACGCATCACTGATAAAACAACGTACTCTGTTGTAGAAGAAGGTTTAGAAGAGCTGTTAGAAGAAGATAACGGAGTGCCTGACTTCCCTTTTGACTTTCCCCTGTTGTACGATCAAGTAAACGGTTTGGACAGAGGTAATTTAGGCATTATATTTGCCAGACCAGAAGTGGGTAAGACAACATTTTGTTCCTTTTTAAGTGCTGGGTACATACGACAGGGTTTTAAGGTAGCATACTGGGCCAACGAAGAAGTTGCAAAGAAAATTAAATTACGAATTATACAGTCCTTCTTTGAAATATCTAAAGAGAACATGAGGTCTAATCCACAAAAGTACATAGAGGACTACAAGTATCAAGTCGCACCGTACTTAAATATCCTAGACTCTGTAGGTACTTCTGTAGAGGAGTTAGATGATTACGTTAAGTTAAACAAACCTGACATAATCTTCTGTGATCAACTAGACAAGTTTAAAATAGGCGGGGACTTCGGAAGAGGAGACGAACGATTAAAAGCCACATACGTGTACGCTCGTGAAATAGCAAAGCGTAATCGCTGTCTTGTCTGGGCCGTGAGCCAAGCAAACTACGAAGGACACGACAGACAGTTCATAGACTATTCTATGTTGGACAACTCTCGTACGGGTAAAGCGGGAGAGGCTGACATGATAATAGGTATTGGCAAAACAGGGTCAAGTGATGTAGAGAATACAATGCGACACATCTGTGTATCAAAAAATAAAATAAACGGATGGCACGGCATGATAAATTCACACATAGATATACACACGGGGATATACTACTGATGCGCGTACGTACACCAGAACAAAAACAAAGAAAAGTTTTGTACGCTGCCAAGCGTAGAAACAGACGTAAACATCATCTAAATAACTACAAGACAAAGAAAGGGTGTGCTGTGTGTGGATACAACGCACAAGGGTGCGCTCTTGACTTTGATCATTTAGACAGGAAAACTAAACTAGCCTCTGTATCTAGGTTAACGTTGGGTTCGCTGAAGAAATTATTTGACGAGATACGCAAGTGCCAAGTTCTATGTAGGAACTGTCATCAAATAAAGTCTACCATAGAGGAGAAGCAGATACATGCGAATACTGGTATTTGACGTAGAAACTACACACGTTGCCAAAAAGTCTGGGGGTACAACACCACTGCCGTACTTTGGTAACAGGCTAGTATCGATAGGCTATAAGTGGGTAGGCGGTCAATCAAACTACATTTGTTTTTATCACTCTACTGAAGAGCCAACTGAAGATGGTTTTAAAACATTCCAAGACGCGCTTGATTTGGCAGATGTTGTTGTAGGTCAAAACCTGAAGTTTGATCTGTGTTGGATACGCGAGTGTGGATTCAAATACGATGGTCAAATATATGACACTATGGTCGCAGAGTACGTCTTGTCGAAGTCTCGTGGGTGGCCTTTAAATCTAGAAGCTTTGGCAAAGAAGTACAGCACGATAGAGAAGAAGAAAGATCTAACTAAGGACTATCTGTCCGACGGTAAAACGTTTTACGAAATACCGTGGGATATAGTTCGTGAGTACGGAGAAGCAGACGTAGAGTCCACCGAACAAGTTGCACTAGGACAACTTAAAAAATTTGATACAACATTCGAGGAGTTGTTCAGTGAGTAGCACATTAGTACCAACACTTAAATTATCTCTTGAGATGACCCGCGTACTTTCTGATATAGAATACAACGGGTTACGAATCAATCTTGATACGTTAGATAGGATACGTGAAGAGTATCAAAAAGAGATGGACGAGCTGCAGATAAGATTAGTGACCCTAGCTCGTGATGCAATGGGGGATACTCCAATCAATCTGGCTAGTCCTGACGATAGAAGTATGCTCCTTTACTCTCGTAAGGTAAAAGACAAAGCACTGTGGTCGCAAGTATTCAATCTAGGACACGAGATGCGAGGGGCAACAAAGAAACCAAAGATGCGTTCGCGCATGTCTCGTAAAGATTTTACAAGAAGTGTACGGGGTATGACAGACGTTGTGTACAAAACTGTCGGAAGTCAGTGTCACAACTGTCACGGTGAAGGTAGGTACGCCTACATAAAGAAGGACGGGACAGAAAGTTCTATGCGTCGAATATGTAAAGTGTGTGATGGTAAAGGCATCAAGTATGAACGCACACGCGAGGTTGCCGGATTTAAACTTATACCACGTGGTGTTGCTGATGTAGCATCTGCCGGATTTAAAGCAGACAAAGTAACACTAGAGGAACGTAGACAAGATTTGACAGGAGATGCAAGAGAATTTGTAGAGGCGTACGTCAGATACAACGCCCTGCGTACTTATCTGAGTACCTTTGTAGAAGGAATGGAAAACAATGTGGATCAATATGGTTTCATACACCCAGAATTTGTTCAGACGATTACAGCGACGGGTCGCCTTTCGTCTCGCAACCCGAACTTTCAGAATATGCCACGAGGTAATACCTTCGCTATACGTCAGGTGGTGGAGAGTAGGTTTGAGAACGGTAAGATACTTGAGGGGGATTACTCGCAACTAGAGTTTCGTGTAGCGGGTTTCTTATCGAAAGACGGACAAGCGTACGCGGATGTAATCGATAAGTTAGATGTACACAGTTACACCGCAAACATCATTGGTTGTACGCGACAAGAGGCCAAAGCTCACACTTTCAAGCCTTTGTACGGTGGTGTCACGGGAACGGAAGACCAACAACGATACTACCGTGCGTTCAAAGAAAAATACTCTGGAGTAACGGAATGGCATGAAAGCCTACAAAAAGAAGCGGTAAAAGAAAAACAAATAACTTTACCATCTGGTAGACAGTATGCTTTCCCAGATGCACAGTGGACACGATGGGGTACAGCTACAAACAGAACTGCTATATGTAACTACCCTGTTCAAGGTTTTGCAACGGCAGACCTACTGCCTATTGCGCTAGTTAAGTTGTATAGTTTAATGAAACAAAATAATTTAAAATCTGTGCTTTGTAACACAGTACACGATTCAATTGTAATCGACGTGCATCCAGACGAAGAACAGATCTGTGTGGATTTGATGAAGGAAGCCATGCTTTCTTTGCCAAGTGAGACGGCACGACGATATAATGTCGAGTACGACATGCCTGTTGAAATAGAATTAAAGATGGGTGTGAACTGGCTTGACTTATCTGTGGTTGCCTAGTATAGTATATCTACGAGCCTTAACGAAAAGGAGTAAAAGTTATGGACGGAACTGAAATACAAGTAATGGACGATATCGATAACATAGTTGCCGCGTTTCAAAACGACGACGACGCAAAACTTATGGAACTGAGTGGTCAAGGCGATGCCCCAAAGAAAACTGGGTTGCCAAGATTAAGCATTAACTATGAGACTGACACAGACGATGGGCTTTCACTGCCGCGAGGTGAATGGAAGATATTTTTAGACGGTAAGTTTCTGTATGCTTCAAAAGTTTCTTTACGCCCGTTGTTGCGGACGTACGAATACAGCCTTTGGGATCAAGAACAAGAAACCTTTGCTGCCAAGTCTGTGCAAAAGACAGGGTTGCAAGGAGACTTTCCTGATACCACGGGTACAAGTAAATGTGGACGTTTGACACGAGATGAAGAAAATGCTTTATCCGAAGATGACCCCGCCTTTATACACTCACGTAACGTTGTGTGTAATCAAATAATCTACGGACAAATTTCCGGTACGTTTTACGACGCAGAGAAAAATCCAACTGCTTTGGATAAAGTTCCTGTCGTTGCGTACTTCAAACGATCAGGTTTCAAGCCTGTTGCCGACGCTATTGATTTGCTACGTAGAAATAATAAACTGATGCAACGAACTTCTTTCGACTTGACCACCAATCGAATGAAGAAAGGTTCAGTAGTTTATTACGTGCCTGTCCTCAAAGAGGGTCAGAATGTAGACATAACTGCCAACGATAAAGAGTTGATGGGAATGTTTGCGGAGACAGTAAAGTCTCACAACGAATATGTTATGAAGGAGAACAGAGAGTCACTTAAAAGGACTGTGTCTGACGAAGATGTAGACCTTGCGGATGATTTCAATGTTGACGCTGCTTAACATACAGGACTTCTTAGAACGTGCAATAAAGGGGGAGACAAAGCTCTCCCCCGATTTAATTGAACAGTTCGTAGTTGACTGCCGTACTTCTGTCGAAAAGCAAATGAGAAGACAAGATGGCGAATGGCGCATACGTATGTCCGGACTAGGCAGACCGTTGTGTCAACAGATGCTTGATAAAGAGAATGTAGAAGAAAGCATGGAGTACAATGCTATTCTTCGTTTTCTTTTTGGAGACATCACAGAAGCTATTCTTATGTTGGTTATGAGACAGGCAGGAGTAAACGTAATTGATTTCCAAAAACCGTGTACGCTTGAAGTAGCAGGACACACTATTCACGGCACTCTTGACGTTATAATAGAAGAGAACGGTGAGATAAAAGTGTGGGACATAAAGTCCGCAAGTGATTGGGCGTTTAAAAATAAATACGCACACGGGTACGACAAACTACTTGAGGAAGATCCGTTTGGATATGTAATGCAAGGCTACCTATACAGCGAGGCAGCCGGATATCCTTTCGGTGGTTGGATTGTTGTAAATAAATCTAGTGGAGAGGTGATGCAAGTAGAAGTACCCTCTTGGCGCGATGACAAGCCCGCGTACTTGAAAGATGCAGAGCGTAGGGTAAAGTACCTTGTGAACCCCGACTCCAAGTTTATACGCGGTTATACGGCCCAGAATGAGACGGTTAAAACAAAAGGAGAAACTATACCTACAGGAAACAAGCTGATGCCAAAAGAATGTGGGTTTTGTGGATACAGACAACACTGCTGGCCTAAAGCTGTGTTACACGATAAGGTTACATCACGCGCAAAGTTTCCACCAAAAGTTTGGTACACTAATTTAAAGACCACGAGTGTGTAAATGACATACCTCATCGTACCATCTTACAATTTACAATTGATAGAATTAAACGACAGTCTTCGTCACGTGTACGTGGAATCAGACAAACGTACGGGCGGTGGCAGAGAAGTAGTTAAGATACGTAACAGCGGTAAAGGTTTTCCTTTAACGTTGAGGGATAACTTTTCTGAAAAAGGATATCTTACGGTATCTTCGGAAGCAAGTGACATCCGACGTGTGGAGAGTGAAATTGGAAAGATAGCATCGGCAGCAATAGGAATGGGAGTTTTAGTTTGCGTACCAATACAGCAATTAGCGCAAGAGATACAACAAATAGAAAAGTCTTCCCCGCGTCTGGCAGGGTACGTTACAAAGAGACTAAAATCTATCCAACTACTCCGGTGAAAGCAGTGAAGAAATACGGTGGATACAGATCTCAGTTTGAGTTGAACATAGCACAGACCCTTGCTAAGAAGGGTGTTAAGTTTGAATACGAAAGTAAGAAGCTTGTGTACATACCTGATCCGCGTACGTACACTCCAGATTTTTATATTGTTTCTACGGATATATACATAGAAGCAAAAGGACATTTAGATAAAGCAGACAGGGTAAAATTATTGCTTGTAAAAAAACAATATCCTGATATAGATTTACGTCTGTTGTTTATGAATTGTAGAAATAAAATATACAGAGGTAGTAAGACAACGTACGCTATGTGGGCAACGCGTTACAACTTTCAATGGGCAGAGGGTAGCATACCTTCTGAATGGTTAAAAAATGAACGAGTACGAAGATAAGTTAGAAAAAGCGTCGCTTCTACCTGATAGATATTATATAATTTTAAAACAGGGGAATGCCCCTGATATTTTTTCTGTGGTGGCGTACGATACAAACGAACACAATGAGGAGTATGACATCGATACAATGCCAGCAGGTATGGCAATACAACACGGGCTTCTGTCTTATTTAAAAGACAGTGTCTCTGATGTTTTTGATAAAGGTGTAGCAGAGATAGCTTTCAAGTTTGTTGCAGATGATATGGTTTCCGACATACAAGAGGGTAAAGAATTGCTTCCTAAAAATATGACTAACAACGTTATAAAAGTAGATTTTGGAAAGAAACAATGACACAAGAACGACACGAAAAATACATGGTAAGAAGAACAAGAGAAGAGCAAGCAAACGCTCAATCAGATGTAATTAAAAACCCACCTCACTACGAGCGTTGGGATATTGAACCAATTACGTTCATTATGAAAAACGACATGCCCTTCTGGATGGGTAACGTAATAAAGTACGTGGCTAGAGCAGGGGCAAAAGAGAATACAGATGAGGTAACTGATCTGGAAAAAGCAAAACGATACATTGACATGAGAATAAATCAACTAGAAGGGAGAGAACCTAATTATGCTGAGTAATATGTTACCAACTTCGTACCAACAGTTTATACACAAATCTAGATATGCTCGTTGGATAGATTCCGAACAGCGTCGTGAGAACTGGGATGAAACAGTAGATCGATACATGAGTTTCATGTCAAATCACGTAAAGACAAAACACGCAGTTGAGTTGTCTAAAACAGATGTGGATGAGATACAAGAGGCTATACTAAATTTAGATGTAATGCCTTCTATGAGAGCTATGATGACAGCAGGAGCAGCCCTTGCACGTGATAACATTTGTGGATATAATTGTTCTTATATTCCTGTTGATAATCCTCGTTCTTTTGATGAGTGTATGTATATACTTATGTGTGGAACGGGAGTAGGATTTAGTGTAGAACGAGAAAACGTAGATAAGTTACCTATAATAAGTGACACGTTTAACGAGTCAAACACCGTGTTGAAGGTAGCGGATAGTAAGCCGGGATGGGCAAAAGCATTCAGAGAATTGATTGCCTTGCTGTACGCAGGACAAATTCCAACTTGGGATGTCAGCGCAATACGTCCTGCAGGGTCACGTTTAAATGTTATGGGTGGACGTGCATCAGGCCCACAACCTTTGGTAGATCTATTTACCTTTTGTGTAGAGATATTTCAAAAAGCAAAAGGTCGTAGGCTGTACCCAATCGAATGTCACGACATCATGTGTAAGGTGGGAGAAGTTGTCGTCGTCGGAGGTGTTCGTAGGTCTGCACTAATTAGTTTATCTAACTTAAACGACGATCAAATGGCTCATGCTAAATCAGGCCAGTGGTGGGAGAATGAAGGGCAACGAGCCTTGTCTAATAACTCTGTGGCGTACAAAGGTAAGCCAGAGATAGGAACGTTCATGCGTGAGTGGCTAGCTCTGTATGATAGTAAGTCCGGTGAGCGCGGTATATTCAATCGTGATGCAGCCGACAAACAAGTTGCAAAGAACGGTAGACGTGAAACAGGACACATGTGGGGTACTAACCCGTGTTCAGAAATAATCTTACGTCCGTATCAGTTCTGTAATCTTAGTGAGGTAGTCGTACGCGCAAGTGATGACCTTAATAGCTTGAAACGTAAAGTTCGTATAGCCACTATTCTAGGCACACTTCAATCAACTCTTACTGACTTTAAATATCTGAGGAAAGTATGGAAAGACAACACAGAAGAAGAACGTTTGTTAGGCGTATCATTAACTGGTATTATGGATCACGCAGTTTTATCGAAAACTGTAGACAGTCCAAAGTGGTTAAACGAGATGAAACAAGAGGCAGTTCGTACAAACAAAGAGTATGCCCAGATGCTTGGAATCCCACAGAGCGTTGCCATTACTTGTGTAAAGCCGTCGGGTACTGTGTCTCAACTCGTGGACGCAGCTAGTGGTATTCACGCAAGACACAATGATTACTACGTACGGACTGTACGCGGAGATAACAAAGATCCACTAACACAGTTTCTAATAGAGTCTGGAATACCTTCTGAGCGCGATGTAATGAAACCTGATTCAACTACTGTATTTAGTTTTGTTATGAAATCTCCTACAGGTGCAGTAACACGAACACAGATGACAGCTATTGAACAGCTAGAGCTTTGGAAGAATTACGCCTTGAATTGGTGTGAACACAAACCATCTATTACTATATCTGTTAAAGAACACGAGTGGATGGAAGTCGGAGCTTGGGTGTACGAGAACTTTGATGTTGCATCAGGTGTGTCTTTCCTGCCACACTCAGATCACACATATCAACAAGCTCCGTATCAAGACATCAATGTAGATGAGTACAAAGAGTGGATGCAAGTACATGGCAACACGACTATTGATTGGAAGAAGTTGACAGACTTTGAAAGAGAAGACAACACGTCTGGTTCTCGTGAGCTTGCATGTACGGCAGGAGTTTGTGAAGTTGTAGATTTAAGTGCTGCGTAAAGGAGTAAAGCATGAAGAAGTTAGCATTAGAGAATTATTTGACTAGATTTATAAGGTATGTTATAGATTGGCGTAAAACACGTAGAATAATACGACAGTTACAAGAGCTGCCTGATCATACCCTCGAAGATATGGGGATACGTAGACACGAAATAGAAGGTCTAGCATACACAGAGTTACAACGAAGGAACTATGAAAAGTAAAGCGTGGCGAATCTGGGCGAAGACAATTGGAAGCAAGATATCAAATGATGAACACGAAAGCGATGTTGCTGCTATGTTGCGTACTTTTTGGGTTCTTACTCATTTGGTAGCTTGTTTCTTTATTATTGCACACAACGGTGTTAAACTGGGATGGTTTTAAATGGAAGACAAAATAAAAATAAACGATAAAGAATACGATGTAGAGTCTCTTGATGATACGCAGAAGTATTATGTAAAGCAACTGCGAGAGCTGAAACAAAAAGAAGCAGACTTGCGTTTCGACATGGATCAGGTGCTTGCAGCTCAACAAGTATTTCGTAACATGCTGATTATGTCCACAGAGAAGACAGATGATAAAAGTACAGATAACACCTCAAATACGTGAAGCTGCTAAAAAGAAAGCTGCCTCTGTAGGTGTGTTACAGGGCAGCATAACTGGAAGTCAAAGCAACGAAGTAGGATGTATTGGTGAGATAATTGTAGCAGAATACGCAGGAGCTACAATGGTAAACAATCCAAACTACGATTTAGTTCTAGATAAGAAACGGATTGACGTTAAAACAAAACGTTGTAACACGCCCCCGCGTACTTACTATGATTGTTCTGTTTCTGCACACGGTTCAAAACAAAAGTGTGACTCGTACGTTTTTGTACGAATACTTACTGACTTGTCGTGTGCGTGGATACTTGGAGAGATATCGAAAGAAGACTTCTACAAAAAGGCTACCCGATACAACAGAGGGGATCTGGATGTAGACAACGGATACATATTCAAAGCAGACTGTTACAACTTAAAGATAGGTGAGTTAAATGAAGTGTTGGCATTGTAGCACTGAGCTAATATGGGGTGGTGATCACGACATTGAAGATGAAGACGACACGTACTCTATGGTAACAAACCTATCGTGTCCTAACTGTCACAGTCACGTAGACGTGTACTACCCGAAAGAAGATGCAGATGTCTAGAAAACCTAAAAAAACAAAACTGTTTCAACTAAATGTCTTTCTAAGACAAGACGGAAGAATAGAAACAGAATATGAGTCTGTAGATCCAAAAGAGCTGGCAGAAGTATTCCAGAGTAACATTCCGGAAGAAGACTTGAGCCAGCCCTTTTTTAATTACATAACGTATTTACGACGTGTAGCCGACGACGTACAAAGAGGTACGCAGGGTTACTTTGTGTGAACCTTGCCACCGTGTAACATCTTCTTCTTCATCTGACCACCGTAAGCCATCTTGCCTTTTCCGTCGGCAGCAAAGAACGGAACTTTCTTTCCATCTTTCTCCACCATCTTTAGCTTACCGCCACCAGCCATCATAGGCATACCTGTCATAGGCTCTTTCTTGGAAGGTTTTGGTGCGGACATCATCATGCCGCCCATGTTCATTGGTTTGCGTACAACGCTACCGTAAGCCATACTTTTGCGTTGTCCATTATTGTACATCTTCATCTGTTTGCTCCTTTTCAGATTCTTGTTCATATCCATCGTGGATAATCGTTTTCACTACAAAAGCTTTTAGTAGTGGGGTTAAGTATCGTACGTCTTTAGTTGTTACGTTAGATGGATCAACCATCATTTTATATATGATTTCTCCTGCTTCTTTGTCACGGGCTACAAGTTCAAGTACGTTTGTGTCGCCTTGAGAAAGTTTACGTAAAGCCATTTCTCCAGCAATATACTGGGTGCTTACCATTCCTCTTGACCAGTTGAACATACGACTTAGTACCTCGTTATCTGACATGGGTCGAACACTTCCTTGAGTAAGTCCAGTAGGAACAGTTCCACCCCCTTGAGTAAACTTCATAAATCTAGCTATGTTTTCCATGTACTCTAAAGAATCGGGATCTATATACTCTTCAAATAACGCTCTGACATTTGGATTATTTAAATCTTCTACAAGCTGCACGGGATTTATCATAGTTTCTCTAGCTCGTGTTTGACCGTCTAATGTTTTGTACGTGTACTTATCGGACGGTGCAACTCCCGCTCTTTCCATCAGTGCTTTAGGAATCATGTATTTCATAGCAGATTCAAATTCTTTAGTAGCTTCTTCAACACTTAGCTGACCCCCGGCTGTACGTGCATTTATAAAATCAGCTTCTATTCTGTCAATTCCGCCTCTTCCTTGTGTCATAAGTATCTGATCAAATATTTGCATGTAGTTCATACTAGCGTTGCGCTCAAGTTGTTTTACGCTATTTAATTCAAATTTAGCTTCGACTACGTTAGCATCTTGTCCTGTTTTTATAATTTGATCTGTTTCTTTTATAAAATCGTCTTTTTGTTTAGCAATACTTGCATCTTGTTTTATAAGATCAGATATATCTACTTCTAAGTTTTGCATCTTATCAAAATCTAAAAGTTGCATCGTTTCAACGCCCCCGTCAGTTTTTACCTTCACAGTAACACTCTCCTGAAGTTGAGCTATTCTACCTGCTCTGCTCCAATCGTATTCCCCCTGTGTAAGTCTAGCAGATGGAGAACCCTCTGCTAATCCTGCCTGACGAGCTTGTAATAGTCTAGTAGTTTGTTGAGAACCCCACGCTTCGTACACAAGGGAAGAAAGAACGGTAGATGCACTTGCAAACGCATTTACTCCCTCTTCTGTTGTAAGATCAAATCCAAGACTGTTGTCATCAAGACGTTGCCCCCACACTTTCGTAACGTCCTCTACTTGTCTAACAACATCATAAAGGTTATCTGGATCGGGTTCGTTTATTGTCTTTATCATAGCGTTACGTAGTGGTTCGTGCCAAGTTTCTGGTTCAGAACCTTTTTTCCAAACGTTTCGGTATTCTCCTTCTCCTGACAGTCCTGCCTTCTTTTGAAATCCTTTATCAATAGTGTCAGCTAAACCACCACTTAAATAAGGGTCAAACTTTATTGCTGAATATTCATTACGTGCTTTTTGTAACGGAGCTGCTAGTTCAGGAATGCTCATAAGAACTTGATTAAAACTGTTTGCGTTATCGATGTATTTACTACTCAGGGCAGGATTAGAATTTTCTGTACGCTTCGCCATTCTGTTTAAATGTTTTCTTATCTCATCAACTTCGTACGCAGTAGCTTTAAACATGCTAAAGTCGCCACTGCTTGCAGACATAGCTAACCCTATCTCGAAAAAAGATGGATCATCTGACATGCCAACTGCTAACGGATTTACTTCACCATTTTCAAAATTCTTTATTGTAAATTGGGCTTTTATTTTTTGTAGTTCTTGTTCGTCAAACTGAGAAAAGAAACGATCTGCCATTCCCTCGAATGTGTTTAGTAATTGCCTTCCGGATGTGCTTTTAAAAAATTCTTTATCTGCTTGAAACAAACCACGTAAAGCTTGAGCGTCCATACCCTCAACTACACCGAATGTGTCTTTGATGACATCTTGGATGTCTACCTCTTTACCTCTCATCATGGTGTCTACTTCAGCGTACGCAGCTTTAGCTAAACGTTGATGATAGGCCATTTGAGTTTCGTACGCATCTTCTAATAACAAGCCTAACTCACGTCTGTACCGAACATTGTCTGTGCCTTGTAAAGATTGAATTGCTCTTGCTTTTCTAGCTATGGCATCGCTTAGTTTATTATGCTCCGTATGTATTATTTGTTTTTGTCTCTCAATACTTTGTAAAGCTTCTTTGTCAATTCCTATACGTGCATCTATAATTTTATTAAATTCATCAGGGTTGAGAAGAACATCGGGATCTGAAACTTTAGAATCTAAAATACGTGATACATCATCTCTTCTAGCAGATATCTGTCGGGTTGAGTTTATTGTTGCTTCTTCAAGATTGTCTAACCACATTCTCATGTTATTTAAATCTTCTACGTTTTCTCCCCCGCCCTCTACAAGCATCTCTCTTAATCTATTTATAGTTTTATTTACACCATCAAGCAGTTGTTCTTGGCTATTTTGATATGTAATCGCAGCTTTAATTTTATCTGTAGCCCCTCTACCTGTTGCGAGGTTATTTGCTTCAACTGCCTGTAAATAATTTATTTGAGACATTTGAGCAAATGTTAACTCTAAGTTTTTTAAAACTTCAGTTTGTTGCTCCGGTTTAAAAGCAGCTACAAGATTATCTCGTACCTCTATAGCTTCTGTTATATTAGCCATAACGTTGTTCCGTTGATCTTCTGGAACAAGACGCATCACTTTAGATATTCTTTCAATGCCTTTTATTTGTTCTGTAGTTAAAGGCTCTAAACCCTCTTGTCTACGAGCGTTGTTTATTATATCGTATCTTCTATCTACAAGAGTACCTAAAGGTATTCTACCACCACTTGTATACGAAATAACATCCTCAAACAGTTTTAAAACGTCTCGACCTGTACCTGCCGACACAGCATCTCCCGCCATTAAAACTCCATATTTTGTACCAGATAAAACAGGTCTTCCCCCGATAGCTAGTCCCACAGCTCCAATAAACTGTCCTGTTTCAGGACTTAAATCTAACGCTGGTGCTAAAACGTCGTACCCAAGTGCTTGACCCATTGCTATTAAACCTTCGTCCATAGCAAACGAAGCTATCATTGGATTGCCTGTAAAAGCTCCTCTTAAAAGAGTACGAGCGTGATTAGCTTCCATTATTTTTAAGTCTGCCTCTAATCTAGATATCTTTTTAGGTGACTCTCCAAAAAATCTTGCTGCAGCTAGCTCATCTTGTGTTTTGATCATTTGAGTTCGTAGTTTCTCAACTGCTTGTTGATTTGTTCTTATCTGAGATACTACTCCTTCGTTACCTTTCATTCCAAATTTTGTTGCAAGTCTGTCTAAGCTAGCAAAATAATTTCTGGTAAATATGTTATTTGCTTCAGTTTTTTGAATATATCTAAACAGAGTTGATGGGTCAGCTAATCGCATACGAGCTTTCTGTGCTTCATCAACAGCATTTTTATCTATCCAATCAGATACTCGTTTAAGTTTTTTTGACCCGCTTGCGATACCCATAGCAGTAAAACCAACACTTAAAGGAGCGTCAGATAGAGCGTACGTCAGTGCTTTTTCTAATGTTGGTAATCCCTCAAAGCTATATCGCAACAGGCTTCTAGCACCATTTTCTGTTATGATAGGAGTACGCAGTTTTCCTTCTTCTGTTTCTACAACAGGAAACATCATGTCGTAAGCATCTTGACCGTGTCGTTTTATAAATTCGTTTTCAAATCTTTGATTTAAATTTTTTGCAAGACTAGCATACCCATCTATGCTGTCCATAGCTCGTTGAACGTACGCCCAGTTATTCTCTCGTTGAGCGCGTGTTTTCTCCCAAGAATCAGAAAACCCTTCTTCATCTGCATCAGCAAACTCCCCTATTGCCCTAAATACTTGTGGCAAATTTCTTACTAAGCTAGCCGCGTCAGACAAGAATGAGGGGAGGTCTGAACCGTACATCTCTCTCATTGACCTCAACACTTCATCAGATAGTTGAGACGTAGAAAACGTGTCTAAAAGAATTTGTTGTACGTACGAATTGGGTATTTCTTTGACAAGGTAATCTGTAAAAAAATCAGCTCTGTTATTCCGTATCTTTAATTGAGTTTTGCGATCTTTTTCAGAAAGATTTCTAAATACTTCATCATCACGTTCCACTCCGGTTAAAGTGATATCCACACCTGCAATGACAGGGGTTGTTGCTTTTTGTGTATTTAAAAAGTATTGATCTCCTGTAGCAATAGCAATTTGATTTCTTAAATCAGTTATTGCCTTTTTGTCTCCCTGTTTTGCACTCTCAAGAAGAAAAAGATCAACTTCTTTCTCTCCTATCCTAGTTGTTTTTCCCTGTAACAAATCATCTATTGTAGAAATAGGTGGAAGTTTTTCTTGAGCTTGTTTCTTTTGTATTTCCCTTGTTATTTGTAACTGACGTTTACCCTCTTCTTCTTCTACTATAGTTTTAGGAAGTGATGTCAAAGGAGACGCAAGTCGCCCTGCTCGTGAAGATAACTCTTCTTCCGGACGAAATTCAATTGATGCACTTGGTTCTATTTGAGGCTGTAATATTGATACCATTTAATTACCTATATACTATATCTTCTGGAGGAATTACATTTCCATCTTTATCTGTATAAACAGGCGCACCATTTTTACTTACTCCTCTACCCCCTGTTTTAGGTTGTACTTGGAATACAGCGTTACCATTTTTATCTGTGGCTGTTGTAGATTGCATGAAATTGTAGCTATCCTTATCGTACACTGTTAGTTCTGGTGCAGGAAGTGCGTCCGTTCTACCTTGCTGCCTTTGTATCATTCCCTGTTTGTTACGTGAAAGATAATCGGCAGTAATCAAACCATCAATTACAAGAAAATCTCGTGTGCTAGCTTGACGAGTAGATGAACCTAATTTTTTTAAAAGCTCTACTTGATTTCTTTTCTTCTCAAACTCTGCGATAACTATGTCTAGTGCGGGTATTGCATCTTGGGGTGTTCTAAATGGTTTGCCAAGTTTTAAATACTGTAATTCAATATCTTGGTTAGATAGTCTTCCAGATGGATCAGCAGCACGAGCCATTTCAAATGCTAGCGTGATACGTAACGCCTCTAACTCTGCCACGTTGTTTTCTCTAGCCTTTTCTATTCTTTCTTTTAATAAATTGTCGTACTCTTCTGTGTAGTTTTCTTTGTTATATACATTCAACTTTCCTTCAGATGTAACGTTTAAATCGTACTGACTATCTATTTCGGTTTTCTTTAAATTTAAAGCTTCACCGATTGTTCCCGTAATTCTACCTGCTATAGTAGATATAGCACCCCCCTCAATACCGAAGATACCCTGTATATCTAGTATAAAACCCTCTATTCCCATAGAACCTTTATTTGCAGCCATATTCTCAATGGTTTTCTGTCTAAACAAAGCTAATTGATCAGATGTATTTATAATTGCCTGTGATTGAGTTTCAAAATCAGCAAAGTTCATATCTTTTGCTTTATCCCCGTACAACTTTCTCATTATATAATTTTGAATAGTTTCGTTCTTTACTTTTCGTACTTCTCCGAAACCCGTCTCTGATTGAGGAACTGCTTTGTCGTAAGTCATGTGGGGAGCTAAAACGTACGCCATAGCTTGTACATCATCTCCGGCAATTTTCTCTAGCTTTTGTATAGCTTGTATCAGGGCATTCTCATTTTGTTCTAACCTCAATTGAAAGTTATCCGGATCTAACATTCCAACGTTTCTAATCTCGTTAGGTATTTGTAAACTAGCTAGAAGTAAGTTTTTAGATTTTTGTGCTGTCATACCTAAATCATTTGTTACTTTTGTTTGCCAAAAATAAAAAAAGTCTTGAGGGTTTACTTCAAACTTATCAGCCATTACAGTTAGATTTGCAGTTTGTATGTCATTTAAAACCATAAAACGACCATCTTCTACGTCGTAATCGTTGCCTTCTATTCCCGGCACTCCAACTACAATTGTTCCTTGCTGTGCTTTGTTTGGTTTTCTTGCAGCGTACTCATTTAAAGAAGAATCTATATCTTGTGATTGAGCAGCAGTTAAATTGCTTCTTGGAGTAACTCCTTCTGGAATAGCATTGAGATTAGTTGCATTTTGATCCAACCAGTAAAGTCCTTGAAATAGTGAGTTTGCATTTTGACCTACATCTATGTCAATTTCTTTGTCGCCTTGAACAGAGGATCTATATGTTTGCCTAGTGACATTCATTTGACTAACAAGTGCTGATCTTTCTTGAGGACTCATATTTCTAAATTTATTTTGTACTGTAGGATCTTGCATCAACGCGTTCATTTCACTCATAAGCATAGCGTGTTGATCATTAGTTCCTGTCCACTCTATATCTTTCAACAAACTTATTTTGTTTACTCCGCTGCCATAAGTAAGACCGTATGTACTTACACTGTTAACCGTATCACGTAACTTAGTAAAATCTAAATCCATATCTCCAGAGGGTCTTCCGAATAAATCTACGCGACCTCTACCAGCTATCTGTTCTTCACCGCCCTCTATTATGTTACTTATAGCATCCCCTAGTTCTACTTTGTCATCAGAGTACGCTTCTATCATAGATGCGCGTAAATCATCTAGCGAGGCTTTATCTGCTTGCCTTTTAGCTTTCTCTTCTTGTATGTTGTTAGTAAAGCCATTAATTAACCCAATGGCAAATGCAGCACCCATTCCCATTTTTATTCATCCTCACTTATAAACGATTCCATTTTTTTTGGCGTTTCCCCTCTTCGGATGCCAGCATTTATATTTTCTCGTACGTATTCAAACATTGTAGGATTGTTCTCTTTCATCATACTAAAGAACGTACGATCATCCATAGTATCTTTTTCAAAGACATCTTCATTTTCAAAAAACTTGTATGGTACTTTCTCTTCTTCGGCAACTCCCGCCACGTACAATCCTAGTGGCCCTTTTAATAAGATGCCTACGTCTGGATTAAACTTGCCTTTTTGGAAAGCTGCTAGTATGTACCCCTCTACAAGAGTTTCAACAGACACCCCTACCACAAGTAGTTTTAGCAATTCTGATTTTCGTTTAGGGTTTTCTAGTTGAACTATTGCTTCTTCTAAAGCCTCTTCTGGATCAACTAACTGTGGTGGTCTTCCCCACGGCCATCTAGAATTATCTTCTGTTAAAGAATGTCCCGGAGTTGCTCCTGCAAACGGGTCTTTATCTTGTATTGTTTTTGGTAGTTCCATAATTTATGCTTTCGTTGTAGGGGGTGCTAGACCAAGTGTTCGTCTGCCTTGTTGTAACGTAGGAGTTATTCCACTCTGTCGCAGTAACGCTGCTACATCAGGATTTATTGAAGAAGTAAGTTTTTGTATTTTATCTTGAAACAAAGAGCTATTTGTTCCTATCTGTCTGACAGGAGTTGCTCCCCCCTGTGTTGTAGGACGTTTAAGAAATTGTCTGTATACACCTATCTCTGGCAAATCAGGAGCAGAAGGAACTTCTCTAGTTTGTTGATCAATAAATGCTTTTGCACCTTTTTTTATAAACCCAGCAGCTAAATCTGAACCTGAATAATCCTCATCCTCTACTTTTGATGGGCCAGCAATTATCTTCTTGCCTGTAGTCATCAAGAAATTTGTTGCTGTAGTTAAAAAATCAAACATATATTAGCTCCCTATCCATGTAGAAATCCACGTACCTATCGCTAAACTTAACTGATCTCTTTGTTGTTTGTTGTACAGACTTTTTGCATTTGCAAATTCCATAGCCAGCATACCTAGCTCGTGCATTCTTTGTTGTTTGTTTTCTGCTTTTTGAAAATTCCAAGAAGCTTTATCTCTGTAAAGTTGCCAGTGATTATTTAGATCGTTTTGATCTGCATTAAACTGTAACTGAACATTAAATCTATTAGTTTCATTTTGTTGAGCCGTCTCAAATGTATTAAGCTCTCTTCTCCAAACTGCGTTAGACTGATCTATCGCAAACTGCATATTAGAGTTAAATCTTTCTCGTGTATCTTGCAAGGTTAGATTGTACTGTTCCATTGCATTTTGTTCACTTACGTTGAATTGTTCTATTGCTGCAGCACGGTTAGCGTTGCTTGTATCTACTGAAACACCTAGCTCTGCAAAAAACTGTTCAACTTGTAATTCATTCTTTGCATTGAATTGCAAACGTGCATTCTCCTCTGCTGCATCTTTAAACAACGCTTGATTAAGTGCATTGTATTCTATTTCCGAAGCTTTTTGACGAGCAGATAAATTAGCAATGTCAACTTGTAAAAGAGCTTGCCCATTTGCTACGGCTGCTTGCATTCGCGCATTTAGATTTGCTCTATCCATAGCAGCGACCATAGCAGCATTTTGTAGGGCTGCACGATTTTGATTATTTAAATTAGTCAATTGTAATCGTGCGTATTGATCTGCGTCAGATTTAGCAATCGGTATGCCGGATTCCATTATAGATTGAATCATTGCTGATGCAGCCATACTAGATTTTCCTAGTCCTCTTGCTTGCATCACTCCTGCAACTTTACGAGCTGCTGGACTTGCCCACGGGGGAAGAGGTTTTCCATCTTCAATCCCAGACAGCAGTTGACTTAGTTGATATTGAGTTGTGGCTCGTTCATCTAAATCTCCTGTTATGGCTTCTGCGTACGCATTGTCAGATACTTTACCTTGTACTGCTTCAACGTACGATTTTCTAGGATCAATCTGTTGAGCATCAAACTCCCCAATTTTACTTGCAACAGATTCTATTGAATCTACTTGACCTACGTCTGTTGGAGTTTCAGGAGCAGTTGTTTGAAACGTATCTGTAACTTGTTTAGGTTCAAGACTAATTGTTGTGTCAAGTGGAGTTTGATCACCAAGAAACGTACCTGTGGTATCTACTTTTTCTGTTTCAACTTGAGGTACATCTGGAGTTGTAGGAGGTTTTGGTAACTCTACCTTTTCTTCCTCAGTCTTTTTTTCTTCTTCTGCCATGATTAATCCTTACTCAAAGCTCTATCTAGCTTATCTTCTAACCTATGCAACGCTTCCATAAGTCTGTCCATGTTCTCTCGCACTTCTACGCGTGTTGCGTACTCCTCGCGGGTCTTGTTTAAAAGTATTTGTATTCGTTTTACTTCGGCAAACATCTGACGAAATGCCCAGAACGCTGGTGCTACAATCATTGTGAGGATGATATTCCAGAAAAGCATTGCGTCTAGTTCCATAATTAACTCGTCGCGCTAGGGTTTAAAGAACGACCTATCTCATACATATTAGTTCCGTCACTTAAAAATACTAAGATACTTCTAGCACTTGCAGTGGATGTTACTACTGGAACTGCTCCAGTAAACTTGTATGTGGTATGATAACTCAGGGTGTGACCACCACTACTATCTTGTATAACAGTTAAAATATAAACACCCCCTTGAACTTGATTGGTAGCCTGACCTAGTGTTCTGTTGGCAGTTATTTCTACTCTTGCAACTTGATTTGCGCTTGCATCCCAAGATATTGTTGCACCGTCAGTCAGGGTAGTTTCATTAAAGTTTTGTGTCTTTGTATATTCTTGTGCAATAGCTAATCCTGCCAACGTGGTTGTAGCTGTTGGCAAAGTAATCGTACCCGTATTACTAATGCTGGATATTACAGGAGTTGTTAATGTTTTGTTAGTAAGGGTTTGTGAACCTGTAAGCGTAGTAACCGTACTATCTATTGCAAAAGTAACAGCGTTACCTGACCCACTTGTGTCGATGCCTGTACCCCCTGTAAATGTCAGAGTTTCAGTATCTAGGTCAATAGATAACGCACCGCCTGAGTCTGCTTGAAAATCTAAATCGCTATCACCAACAGTAGAATCAACGTACGCTTTAATTGACTGTTGTGTTGCAAGTGCTGTAGCACTGTCTGTTGACATGTTATCTTCATCTAAGATAGCAGTTACAGTTGCACCACTCGCCAGTGTTAAGTTTGTGTTTGCGGTTAAGTTTGTAAACGTACCTGCTGCTGCAGATGAACCCCCTACTATCGTTCCATCTATTGCACCACTATCAATATCAACCTTACTAATATCTACTTCACCCGTGCCGTTTGGTGTTAAGGCGATGTTTCCGTCGGTATCCGTACTGGTGATTGCGTTTCCGTTGATGTTGATGTTGTCTACGTCTAAGTCACCAGTAATATCTGTTGCGCCTGTAATATTTGTTGCGCCTGTGATTGCAAGAGTAGCTGTATCAATAGTTACGGTAGTAGATGCGTCTATATCTACTGTTGGAGCAACAATCTCTATCTCTGTGTCAGCATCGATGTCTAACTGTCCATCTGTGCTTGAAGCAATAGATAGTGCAGAGTCCCTAAACTGCAGAGCTATAGCCGCATTCAAACGAAGTGCAGTATCCGCAACATGTGTTAAAGTAACGTCGTCATCTGCACCGAAAGATAACACAGAGGAGTCAGACCGTAATGCTACATCATCTGCCGCAATAATATCGTCGCTCTGTAGCGTCATAGCTAGTGTGAGAGCTTCAGCGTTACCTGTCTTAAAAGTAAGTTTTACTTGGTCATCACCACTATCATCTAAGGTATCCACAACCACAGCATCTATCTGTGCAAGGTCAACACCTGACTGTTGTGTATCCAAGCTCTCCCATATAATAGACCCTACAATCTCTGTAGCAGTCATATCTGTAGATAAGTTTGTAAGAGTAACTACTGGGGCATCATTCTTGCGAACATTCAGGGCAGTTACAAACGCTGTGTTGAATGCGTAAGTAGATGAACCTAAATCGTACGTGGCTGTAGTTACTGGCTGTAGGTGTGAGCCTACTCCATCTGCAGACCCGTCAGATGCCGCAACCGTTAGCTTATCGATGTAAGCAACGCCATCTAAATACAAGTCTTTAAACTCTGCAGAAGACGTACCTAAGTCCAGATTGTTATCTGCACTTGGCACAAGAGCAGAAGAAGTTTGTTCTAATTGTCCTGCTGGGCCTAACTTACTTACTGGGCCTCCATCTCCTGTCGTTGAGCCGTCGTGAGTGTGTCCTGATGATACGTTGAACGCGGCCTCAATAGCGTTAAACTCGCCATCTAGGGGCGCGGCATTAATAACGTTACCGTCAGCTATGTTATTTGCTGTATCGTTTCGTGTGTAACCTGCCATGTCTGTTACCTTCTCCCGTATTGTCCAAATTCAATTACGGCTGAGTCCATTGAAAATGGTGGGCTTGTGCCGCTAGATTCAAATTGTAGTGACACTGTAAACCCTGAACCTTGTGTTTGTGTGTCGAAAATCGATTGAAGGGATTCTCCACTGTATCTGGCTGTGCCGTACTTTGCATCTGGACTTCCAAATATAAATGTACCCCCTGAACCTACTGATGTATTACTAAGTGTTATTGTTTCAGGCTCTATAACTCCAGCTTCACTCAAATCGTACTTAACGTTAAAATCTAAATCTACTGAGCCTTGAGGGTCTGTGTATATCGTAGCACGGTAGATTGTTTTGCGAGTTCGTGGGTCAGTAATAGGAAAGTACGGAGTAGAAAAACTCGCTGTTATATCATCCCCATCAAAACTATTTCCCGACTCCATTTGATAAACGTACCCGTCGTTGTTTCCAAATAAAACTACTTCTTCTCTGCCTGTGTACGTCGAATCTGCAACAAATGATTTGATGCCCGTAGTTTCTGCCCAGTTTATTTGTTGACCTTGCGCTCCCTGCAGTTGTGTCCCTATAATCCCTTTAGAGGATGCTTCTGTTGTGTTTGCATCAAAACCAAAGATACGGTATTGTGACTTTTCTCGTATGGTTACAGAAGAAAAAGTAGTGTTCTGTGTTGTTAGGGAAACCATCTCCTTCTGTATAGGTTTGCTTATTGCAGCTAAATCAAAATCTTGATTCTTTTCTGTTCCTGCAAGTGTACGCAACCCGTCTGGGCCTAAGAATATTACGTCTCCTGCTATCTCTTGTGCGGTATCTTCTGCAACGCAACCTATATCATCTGCTATAGGTTGTAATTGGAAATCAGCTACACTATTTCCTACCAACCTGTTTATACGAAACTCAGAAAATATAATGAGTTGTTCACGAAAGGGTATTAAAGCAGTAATCGTACTTCCTACGTTGATTATACCAGCCCCGTTAGCTGCTGTAAAGTCATCGTCTTCAAAAGGCGCAGAAAATATAAGGTTTGAACCTTTTGCAAGAAACATGTGTTCTTTAAATTCTACGACGTGTGTAGCCCCTTCAATGTCTGTGCTTCCATTGCTTGAACTAAGTTGACTCAAGTTACTTGCTGTTATCCCTGCTAAGATTAACGGATATCCAATCCCATCGGTAATCATCATCTTGTCCGTACCATCAAAGTTGTACTTTGCAAAACGAACACGAGAAGCGTTGTTTCCAAGAGTTATGCTTGTTGATAAATCAACCCAAGCA